CTAATAAGAGAATCAATCATTAGGGCTCATGCAAGAGGCATTGAAAATGCACTACTAGTAGGTAATCACGCTGATGGCGTTTACGGTACAAGTGGAGCAGCTTTTGAAGGACTAGTCACAATGGCTGGTGCTAACAAAACTCAATCAGCTACTGCATTCGCATCTGAGTCTTTAACAGCTTCAATGTTGTTAAATGCTAGAAAGAATATGGGCAAATGGGGTATGAATCCTAGAGATGTTATTTACATCGTGAATTCAACTGAATACTTCAACCTATTATCAGACGCAGAGTTCCAAGATGTTAACTTAGTTGGCAACATGGCAACAAAACTGAATGGTGAAATCGGAGAAGTCTTCGGCTCAAAAGTAATCGTATGTGACGAGTTTAAAACTCCAGCTGTAAGCAAATTCTTTGCTTTAGCTGTCAACGCGAAAAACTTTGTAATGCCTAGATTAAGAGGTGTTACTATCGAGTCTGACTACGAAGTAGCAAACCAAAGAAGAGTATTAGTCGCTTCGCAAAGACTAGGTTTTACCGACCTTATCGATGCTTCAACAGCGTGTCATACACTTCAGTATAAAGCTAGTTAATTAGTTTTAGAAATCCCGTGGTGGGGGCAACCCCACCACACTTTTTATAGGAAAACATATGGCGAATTTAGTTACATTACAGCAATACAAGGACTTTGCAGGACTAAAAAGTCTAGAGCATGACGCACGTATAAATGTAGTAATCGACAGTGTTTCCCAACTCGTCAAAAGTTATTGTGGTACTAGTCTTGTAGACTACGCTAGCACTAACAAAGTAGAGTATAAAACAATTAAAGATTCACTAGTAAAAACTATAATATTAGATGAATCTCCTTTGATAGAGGTAGTATCTGTACAAGAAAGAACAACTCAATCAGACGCATATGTTACACTAATCACAGAAAATTCTGATAATAGTGGTAAATATGAGTACATAGTAGAGGATGAATCTGACAGCATAGTAAGAACAAATAGCACAGGTGAGATATCTTGGGCAAGAGGTCCAAAATCAATAAAGATTACATATAAAGCAGGGTATACAACTACTCCTCATGATTTAAGATTAGCAGTATATGATTTGATTAAGTACTACATGAAGGACGAAAGAAAAGAAAGAATGTCTATATCAGGAGCAAGTGTAGAAAATGCACTATCTTCAAGCCTAAGTGGCAATATAGGATTCCCAGACCATATCAAAAGAATATTGGATATGTATAAAGTATATAGCTAGTGGCAGCTAATAATCTTTTAAAAAGAATACAAAAACTACGAGATAGTATAAAAAACTCTGATGTAGTTAGAAATGACATAAACAAAGAGACAACTAGGTGTACAGTTAGTGCTCCAGAAATAACGGATACTTTAATAGAAGCTTTTAGACATTATAATCCTAAAAAAATAAAAGCTGATAATAATGGTTCTTTATTAAAAGAAAAAAGAAAAGTATTCTATCATTTTTCAATGGTAGTAGTAAGTGCTTGGAAAAAAAATATTAGAAGTAATCCTAAGTTAGTAGTTGCAGAAGGAAATTCAGCAAAAAATGTAGCTCAATTTTATATAACTGTTGGAAATGCTGAAAAGTATTTTAATGTAACAAATAAATCCATTACAGAAAATGTAATGAATAAACCTACCTTTAGAAAACACTTTTCAATAAGAAATCAAGAAAAGTTTACTTCAACAGGCGACGTAGCTTCTGCAAAAAAAGAGCCTGGTATGAAAGGAAGCTTACAGGCCTTTCAAATGGCTCATGGAGAGGGACATTCAGTATTTGAAGCAAGACAATCCGCAGTAGAGCAAGAACTAGAAGCTGCTTTAGCAATGGAAAATCTACCTAGTAGTGCTAGTGAAATAGTATCTACTTCTAAAGATAATTTTGATAACAACATAAAAATAGGAGGAGATAGAAACTTTAAGTACGACCCTAAAACAGGTAAAATTTCTTCTAAAGAAACAATAACTGTAGATTTATCAGTTCAGACAAGAAGAAAGAACATAAAAGATGCTGCACCTTCAATGAAAGCAGGAAAGCCTCTTAATAAACTGCTAAAAGACTTAGAAGAAGATTTAAAAAATGAGATAGAAAAACAAGGTAACTCTTGGGGACCAGAAGCAAAAGGTTCCAATAGTGTAAAAGAAGGAGTCGCAGACGCAATAATTAATAGCACTATAAAGAAAAAGATGTATGCCAGTAAAAAAGGCAAAAACCTTACTAGGTATAAAACCCCTGTAAGAGCAAGTACAGTAACAGAACAGGCAGCTACTTTTACTACACAAACAAAAATTAAAGATTTAAAAGGAGGAGGACCTGCTAGAGGCATGAAAGCTTCTGGGGGACAAACACCAAATAACTCCGAAAGAGGAAAAGGTGTATCTCCTGAAACTTTTGCTACTAACATGGCAAAAGTATTAACAATAAAAAGAGCAATTAATAAAAGATTGCCCGCAGAAATTAGAAGAAATATGGGGAAACCTGCGCTAACTAATAGAACTAGTAGATTTAGTAATTCGGCAATAATAGAAGAAATGACCCCCGCAGCAAAAACATTAATGGTAAAGTATACCTATAGATTAAACCCCTATGAAACTTTTGAAAATACAGGTAAAAAAAGGTGGCCTTCAGGGTATAATCCAAAACCTCTAATTTCAAAAAGTATTAGAGGATTAGCACTATCAATGTTTAAAATAACAAATTTAACTACTAGGAGAGTTTAATGGCTAATACATATAGAACAGCAAGAAGTAAAGTCGTAGAAGCACTAGTAAGTAAACTAAAATTAATTGATGGGAACACCCCATACAATTCAAACATATTTGAAAACTGCCATAGCGGTATGGTCTTTTTAGATGAAATCCGAGAGTTCCCGAAATTATGCGTGGTAGCTGGAGATGAAACTAGAGAGTATCAACCAGGTGGTTTTAAATGGAGATTCTTGACTTTAGACGTAAGAGTTTATGTCGAAAACCAAGAAGACCCGCAGGAAGTCTTATCTCTACTGATGGAAGACATCGAAAGAGTAGTAGACGACAATGATATGTTGGTATATGACGATACTGTCAGTCCAGCATTAACAACAACTTCCTTAACTTTAGGTTCAATGTCAACAGATGAAGGTGTTTTAAAACCACTAGGAATCGGCGAATTGACTCTAACGTGTAGGTATTAAAAAGAAATTACTAACGCTGATAAACATCTAGCGACGTACTTTCAAAGTAAAATAATAGGAGAAAGCAATGGCTTTAAATCTCTCGAGAAATACCAAAGTATTTGTCAGTTCAGTAAACGGGTGTAATCCCGCTGATGGCGTCAAAGGTGGTATAAAGAATGGAAGAATTACTAATGGAGGAGCAGATTATGCGGTCGGAGACATCATAACTTGCGATACTACTAGTGGTACTGGTGAAGATGCCAAATTTATAGTGAAAGCTGTAAACTCAGGCGCGGTCACCAAGGTAGCAATGCCTAACAACTGTAAAGGTAAGAAATTTGTAGTTGGAGAAACAGCAGCACAGGCTACTAATGCAGTAGTAACTGGTGCAGACCATAGTGTTACATCTTCTGGTGAAGGTTTTATCTTCACAGTAGCAGCAGTAACATTTGGTACAACAGCAGATGGCGGAAGAATAGGAACTGGATTGTTCAAAGGAAATGAAGTAGATGCAAATACTTTCAGACTTGGTGTACTAGATGGATACAGCTTCTCACAGGGAAGTGATTCAACTGACGTAACTATATCTGAAGCAGGTGCTACACCTAACAGGGGTTCAAAAAGATTCAATGACTCTTTACCACCTGCAGAATGGTCATTTGGCACATATGTCAGACCGTTTGTACATGGAGCAGCAAGTTACAGAGCAAATGGTACATTTGACTGTGTAGAAAATGTTTTATGGGCAGCACTATCAGGAACTGGATTACCAAACTCATCAGACACAGCAGGTGCTGGTGTACAAGTAGGTACAAGTGCAGTTACGGGTTCATTATGTAAGTTTGACCAATCAGACGTTCATGAACTTATGAAACTAAGTATTTATTTCGCACTAGAAAATACAACATACAGGTTAAATCAAGCACAGATTAACCAAGCAGAAATTGACTTTTCAATTGATGGTATAGCACAGATTTCATGGTCTGGAAATGCTACTACAATTGACCAAGTATCAGAAGTTTCTGAAGACCCTTCAGTAGCAGTAGAATTTACTACAGCAGCACAAGGAGCAGATTCAGCAGCTATACTAAGCGCAGTTACTTTGAATGCAAATTCAAAAGCATTAACTGACAAAGCAGAAAACTGTGAAGAGTTTAACTATGTAGATACAACTGGTCCTGCAGATGCAGATTACCTAAGAAATAAACTTTCAAGTTTACACTTAAGTACTCTACTACAGGGTGGCGGTAAGGCTGACCAAGGTCTTGACGCAAAAGAATATGAAATCAATATTACTGGAGGCTCTTTAACTATAGCCAACAATGTTACTTATGTAACACCAGAAACTATTGGTGTTGTGGATAAGCCGATTGGTTCATTCACAGGTGCTAGGGTAGTTAGTGGTTCTTTAACCATGTACCTTGACACAAAAGCTAACGGCTCAAATGACTTGCTAACTGACTTAGCAGCGTCCACTGACCTTGTATCAAATGCTTTTGATATGAGACTATTTATGGGAGTATCAGGAAGTGTTACTCTAGTAAATGGAGTCGGTGAGGCAATGGAGGCTGATGACTTTACAGCTCCAGGTGTTGAATTCAACATGCCAAGAGCTCATTTAACTGTACCAACAATTGAAGTAGGAGACTTAATCTCTGCTTCAGTAGAATTCTCAGCTAATGGTTCAACACTATTAGACGGAGATGAAATGGAAGTTAAATATTTAGGCGCAACTACACACAGCCAGGCTGGTTATAAATCTACCGGTTCTCAAGCTGAAGCAGTATTAGCTTAATATAATGTCTCATAGTTTCCTCAAGGAGAGTAAGCTATACATCGTTTATGGCGGTAACAAGTATAGAATATATACTAATACCGCCATATCGTTTTCTCAAACTGTATCGCAAGATTCGTATCAAGTAAAGACTTTACACAATCAAGCAAACATGTTCGAGGGAGCAACTATAACATCTGCCAACGCAGTTGATTTTAGTTTTGGAATTCCTTTTACAAAAGAAAAAGACGAAAGTCCAATGATTGATTTACTAAGTAACCTTAGCAGCGAACAGCAGTTAACAAGCTTTGATATCTACATTGCAACAGGAAGTCAAGTCTTTAAAATAGATAACGCAGTTATTACATCAGGAGATTTTGCGATTTCGCCTAATTCACAGTTTGTAATATCAGTACAAGGACAAGGAACTAAACTACATAGAGTTGGTAACGAAAGTTATACCATACCTGGAAGCCCTCAATCTGAGAGCTCCACAAGAACTCCACTATTGGTTTACCCAGTAGTTTCTATAGATAGTTTAAATATGAATAATATCATATCAACTACTTTTAGTGTTCAGAACAATATAACTTGGTCTGAATTCAAAACCTTGCAAAAAAGTCTTAATGTTACTAACGCTAGTAATATTATGCGTCCATCTGAATACGTGGTAGAGAAAAGAATTGTTTCGGGAGCAGTTAATCAATACCAAACAGATAATAATATAACACAATTTGATGACTTTAGTACTAGTAGTAATATTACTATTAAAGCAGTAGAGGTAGGTAATGCAGCTAATGCAACTCCCTTCCTTCAGATACAACTAAACCCTGCATCTTTTACTGCTAGAATGTCTGTCGCAGATACATACTCACAGAGTTATGACTTTGCTTCATTAGATAATACTAATACAGTTGCTAACATAATCACACAATATTCATAGGAGAA